TTAAATTGCATTCTTAGATACAAGTTCTTGTTTATAAAGTCGGAAATCATTTGTTTCTTTTTTTGATTTCATGTCATGCAGAGTTTTATATATAGGAACTTTTGTTGCAATGACTTCATTTTTTTCTATTGAAGACGAATAGTTAGCTAGTTGCATTAATTTATCAAATGATATGCCATAACCTAGAGAAATTTTTTTCAATGTTTCGACTGAGGGCTCTATAGGAGTTTTTGTCGATGGATCAAAGCCTAATTCTAATTTTCGTATGTAATTATGACTTAATCCAGTTTTTTCTTTTGCTTCTCGTAAGGATAAACCAAGTTTCACTCTTAAATTCAATAATTCTTTCCCTAAATCAGACACTTCAGTACACATCCTATCTATTCACTTATCTATGAAATAGTATAGCATAAAGTGTAACTTGAAGATTACATTTTTCACAACGTCTTTGTAACCTATAGTTCACAAAGACGTTTAATTATCTTATAATTAAATTAAGGAGGGATTATATGGATTCAAATATGAAATTATTAAGAAAACAGCTAGGATGGAGTCAGAATCGCCTAGCAGATGAATCAGGAGTTTCAAGAAGAACAATTAACTATATTGAGAATGGTAAAATTAAGAACCCTAAAAAGGAAACTATGAGATCAATATCAAATGCACTTAGGGCTGATGTAGAAATATTATTTTTTGACAAATCGTATACTATAAAAAATTTAGAAAGTAGGAGTTTATAAAATGGTATTTATTTTGACATGTATAGGTATTATTATTGCAAGTTATAGTCTTTATTTGCTTTATAAAATATTTAAAAATAGAACTAATAAATTTAGTATAAAACAACTAGTACTAAGTTTTTGCATACTTATTATTGGTATTTGGATCTTTCCAAGTATGAGTAATTCAGAAGCTGGTTCTTGGTACTCAGAGAAGTTCTTTCCCGCCTATTCTAGTTCTGTGTACGAGTTAGAGAATTCACGTGATTCTGTTGCTGCTTATGTGACGTACTTAGGCATGGTTGAGAATGAGAACTATGATGATAACTTTTTTGCTTCTGTAAATAAAACTGATATTGCAACACATGAGGATAATTTGAAATCAGAATTAATTAGTTTGAAAAAAAGCAAACAAAGCTTAGAGGAGATTAAAGCACCGTGGTATTTATCAGATCCTTATTTTAAGGGTGGGAATAAGATTATTAACAATCAAATAGAAATATTGAAAATTCAAATAAAAGATATAAAGAGTTATTTAAAACAAGGACCAGATAATATTGAAAAGAGCTATAAAAGAAGTGGGGAGATTGAAGCGATACAAAAGAAAATTGATTCATTAATTTTAGAATATAAGTTTCATTCTTAAATTGATTTCTAATTGAAGTATTACATAAGCAAAAATATCATGAAGTAAGAAGAAAATTGTATATTTGGATATTGAATAGAAGTCAGTGGTATAGCTAATCCATTGGGAGAGTAAGTAAAAGTCAACACCTACAAGTGATAATGAAATTAAGAAAAGGGTAGTTTTATGCTATAATATTAGTATAGATTGTAAATAATAACTATCGTATATGTTTTTTGATTTATCCAACTGTGAAGGGGCTCCTTGCCCCTCTTTATCTCGTCACTTCGTTCCTCGTCAAATTCACCCGCCGTAAGCTTATCAGCTTAACCGATCATTACAAACTATCGAAATATTCCACGCACTTCGTGCGCGTAAATTCCATTCTAGTTGTAATGTTTATTACTAACTTACTTCTTATATTTGAACTACTATCAATAATATTTTAAATTTTTTAAGTGTATTTAATACCACTAAAAGAACCACTAAAAGAACCACCTATAAGTAATATGTACATTATAAGCTTAAAAAGCTTCAAAAAAAATATTTTAGGAGGAATTAATTATAAAGTCTAAAGAACAAGAGTTGAATTTTATTCTATTTCGCATTGCCACAATAGAGAATAAGAACATAAGTAATATTGCAAGGTCGTTTCCTAGTAAAACACAAGGGATGGAATATGAACATGAAAATCAAGAATGGCATTTCTATAGGCAGTTATTTTTTTCTATGCATAAGGAGTATTCTAAAGCTCTAAAGTGCGGAAAGGACATTCATTTTTTTAGAGAAGTAATACTTGACGAAAAAAAAACTACTAAAGTTTATTTCTATGACTCTGGTGACCAGATACGCCATAGAATAGTGTCTAACGCTAAGAGAGATACGACTATTCTATTACTAGAAGAGATGAACTATAGAAGAAAAAATGAATCAGAGATAAAACGTGAGAAGGAAAATGGAAATGATAAACCAAATAGATTTAAAAGAAGTACTTTCCCAATGGAAGATACTATTCTTAATTCTCTTGCAATATTTGATACATCATCTTCGGTATCTATAGCTAATATGGAAACTTATGATATGGTTAAAAGAATTATAGATTCTATGGTTGAATCTGGGGAATTGAAAACTAAAGAAATTCGATTGTTACGAGAGATATGTGATGATGTGCCAAACAGTGTATTGTCAAAACAATATGGAGTTCCAGTAAAAATTATACAGCAGAAGAAAAGGCGGCTTCAAAAAAAATGGCTAACTTTAAGGAAAACTATATGAATACGCATAAAGAATAAGTGAAGCCTTAACATTCTTTTCTTGTTGAAAATCTTACCCACCCCGTTATTTCTAAACCGTAATATTTGCATCAAACCTCTAGTTATATTTTTAGCTAGGGGCTTTTTTTATGAATAAATTTTTCTTAAAAGGCTTGAATTTGTAAGTAAATGAATTTAAGGGATAAATTCGTTGTAAACCATTATACATCAATGTTTTACAGTGTTTCATTTGTGTTTTTTGAGCTTCATGAAAAAATAGCTTTTTAAAGTTTTATGTAACTAGCAAGTGTGCAAAAATATAAATGAAATAAAAGAATGATAACTCTAGATTATTTCATTTACATATGCTATCTGAAACGAGTGTAATTATTGAAATAAATATAAGTATATATTTTACTTATAAATCTGATTTTGTTAGTATAGATGCATAAAATGATTTGGTTGTAAGCGCTAACTTATTGATGGGAAATTAGTCAGAAATTTATAAAGATTGGAGCATAATTCTATGGCATACGAGACTGCTTACAGTAAAGAACTTAAAAGAAATGATATTACTGCATTAGAGGCAAATCAATATTTTCATGAAGGGATTCTAACAGATTCTAAAGCTTTTCAATGTAGTGAAGTTTGCAGTGTATCACTAACATGTGCAAATTTCACTAAAAAATCATCAGAATGGAATAAATCTCCTTACTTTAGGTCACCAGATGCAAGTATAACTCATTCAGATAATTGTTCTATTAAAACAAAAAAGAATGCACACTATAATGAGACAGAGGAGGGTTCCTCACGCGTACTATCCGATTTAGACTTTCTTAATTTAAATATTGACCTTAATCAAGGATTCACAGAGCAAAAACCAACAAATACTTCAACACCGTCTCCTAACATTAATCTGGATGGAAAAAAAACTATGAGTAATGGTGGGGAAAAGTACATTAGAACAGAAATACCTCAAATTAAATCTCTCTCTAAAATAGTAACATATTATTTTTCAGATGACTGGGACAATAATAAACTAATAATTAAAGTAAAGGGTGGAGAGGTAATTTCATTTAATGATTTATTCCAAAATCTAGACTCAGAAAATGATATTTTAAAACCTCCTAAAATTTACTATGCAGAAGCAAAAGTTATAGATAAAGGAGATTATTATATTCTTTTATTTAATTCAGCCTGTTCACTAAAAGGTTTATTAAGAAAACCCACTTTTTTAATTAATAAGAACAGATTAAAAACTAAAAAAATACTACTTAATAAATTAATTCGATTAAGCCAGCCTAATAAATTATGTCAACTATTTTTCTTTGGTACATTTATTGTTAAAGATAACCAATACATTAATTTTAATTTAGATTCCACCAAAAGTGATTTTTCAGCTAATATTTTTATTTTAGAATAGATGCTAGATGTTATCGGACACTACTCAAACAAATAGTCTATATTTCTTAAAATCGAGACTCTGAATTTTGGCTCACTAATCAGTGCTTTTTTAACTTGAATAAAGTCTAATAGATAGTCTATAATAAAAGTATATATTATTGTGTATTATAGACAAGGAGTGTTTTTATGAAATTAGGATATGCTCGAGTTAGTACTGTTGGACAAGATTTAAAAACCCAACAAGAAAAATTGCTCAAACAAGGTATTGAAGAAGATTATTTATACATTGAAAAGAAAACTGCTACCACTACAAGAAACCGAGAAGCTTTAAAAGATTTAATTAAAAATTCACGTAAAGGTGATATTGTTTATATAACAAAAATAGACCGCTTAGCACGATCCATAATTGATTTAAATAATGTAATGAATGAATTTTTAAAAAAAGGAGTAACTGTTGTATTTATTGATAATAATATGACTTTTAGTGCAAATGCTAAGAGTGATCCTATGCAGAAATTATTATTTAATGTTCTAGGTGCTTTTGCTGAATTCGAAAGAGATATGATTGTCAATCGAACCACTGAAGGAAAGATAAGAGCACAACAAGCGGGAAAAAAATTAGGGCGTAAAGGGCAACCTGATCAACAGATAAGAAAGGCTCTTACGCTCATGGATGATAGGGCAAGCAATAATTTGTCAGTATCTGATATTGTTAAATTAACAGGCGTACCTAAGGCTACCATATACAAAAAAAGGCAAGAAAATCTAAAACTCTAAAACTTTAAAAGTGTAGATAAATTAGCCGTATTTATACAATATAAAATTATTAATCTTCTGTTGATCTGTTGGGTTAAAGCCTAGAGATAAATTTTCTTTCCTGCCTATTGTATCCATTGTTTGAAGTAAGCTTTCAAATTTAACTTCACCATTGCTTAAAATCTCCATATCCTTAGCATGAAAGAATAAAGTTTTGTTACTGCCATTTTTTCTTATGGTTCTACTAACTCCATCAATTGAGCCGTATACGGCTATATCTATATCATCTTTTATTATAACATTTTCTAAAAAAGGTACAGAACCATGGAGGTATCCACCATAATTGGAATTCTCTAATTTAACAGATATTTTCCCAAGCTCATTAAGTCCGTTTGAAAAAGCATATTCACTTATAGTTGAAACAAATTCTTCATTTGAACTAAGCATTGGATACTCTAATGTAATATGTTTTACAGATGAGCACTTACTTACTTCCCCTATAAAATCTTTAGGTGATACTAGCTTCAACTTCATAAGTTGTGTCTCTGGTGGAAGATTAAAGTCTTTCTGAGCTGTATTAAATTTTTCAATATCTTCTTTTACCAAAAATTGTTTAGACTTAAAATATTTGCTTAAATTATCCATAGTTAAAACATTTGATTTATCATCCTGTATCAATAGTAATCCTTTAGGTAGATTCAAATAAAAATATACTGTATTTTTATTACCCTCATCCTTTGATTTAACATAAGAGACCGTACTACTTGTAACATCAATAATCTCTTCTTCTTCTCCATAAATAGTTGTATTAAAATAACCTTCTATAACATCCTGACCATTCACATCCACTAATTGCATCAGTTCCGCATACTTTTCTTCTTGAAAAGTTAAACGTCTGACAGAGCTGTCTTGTTGAACAAGGTTTTTGAAAAAAGTTCGTACAATGTTTGGCATGAACACATCAACCATTTGCCCTCCACCAACTCTTAATAATGGTGTTGTTAAGGTATACGCTGAAAATTTAATATCTTTAGTTTTCAATAATTTTCCCCCATCATGTAATTAAATTGTGCTTGGTTTGTTTTTTCCTCTCAAAAAAATCTTGTTTTATAGAAACATACATGGTATTATTGACATGCTGATGAAACAATAATATAGTCCAATATATATTAGTACAAAGATAATAAAGTGCACTAATCTTTATTTCCGAATATCTAATTATGTACTTAATTTTAGTATACTACCTTGTGAAAAATAGATCAATGTTTGGTGCTTTTTTTTTTTTGCTTAAAATGAACATATTGACCTTTTTGAAATTGAATAACTTCTCATTAAAAAAAATCCCCATAATCTTTTCTCAATTTGGCTTGCTTTTTCAAATCATTTCCCCATATTTGAACATATCGTTTAGTAACTTCCAAGGATGAATGACCTAACAATGTAGCTAGTGAAAAAGCATCCATACCTGATAAAATTGCATTTTTAGCGTAAGTTCTCCTACAAACATGAGGGCTTACTTGCTTTTGTATCTCGCATAGAACCCTAGCTTCTCTAAGGTTCTGTTGAAACGTATTTTTACTGTAAGGAAGCTGATCTCGATTGATAAATACTTTAGTATGTGAAAGATTACCCCGTATCTTTAAATAAGAAGTTAGTTTCTCTCTCATTCTCTTTGAAATATAAACTATCCGCTGTTTAAGATTTTTTGATTCGACAACAATAATGTAATCACTATGGATATCTTGTATATTAATACCAACTGCTTCTGAAATACGTATTCCTGTATCTAATAACAATTGAAAGATAACCAAATCTCGATAAGAGCTAAACGTTTCTTTTTTCTTGAAATGGTTAGCTATTTTTTTGATTTCATCTGGATTTAAAGTCTCTCTTATTTCTTCTCTGACTCTCAATAAACTGAGATTTTCACAGGGGTTTATCTTTATAAAACCTTGCTGATAAAGAAAGTTATAATACGCTTTAAAAGCCTTTATTTTGCTGTTAATTGTATTAGCCCTCATAAAACCTTTCCAATACATAATCATGTCTTCAAGGTCTCTCTGTGAAAGATGCATGATAGGCTTCTGAACATGAATAAACTCCATATCCCTTTTTAGTACATTGATTGCATCCGTATAATACTGAATAGTTGTTTCTCGTACATTTCTAATCCTTCTTGATCTTATAAATTCGTGAAATACAAAATCATCATCAGGCACAATCGTTTGATAAACGATTGCCTTTTCTTCTAAACTTAAGTGATTACTTCTTCTCATAAAAAAAGACCTCCCAACTAGACTTATCCACTAGATTAGAGACTCATTTAGCCTATCAAAAAAGCTTGCGGTCGTGGCGGAATTGGTATACGCGCAGGGCTACAAACTTATTGATATTACAGTATTCTTAATTTTAATTGATGCGGCCGAGAGGACTTGAACCTCCACGGGTTTTACCCCACTAGGCCCTCAACCTAGCGCGTCTGCCGATTCCGCCACGACCGCGTTATACCAACGTTTCACACGCTCACTATATAGAGAGACGCGCAATAGTATTATACCTAGCGCGCCTAGTATATGTCAAGAGTGCGTCATTACTAACACGCAACTATTCCGAAACCTAGCGCGTATATAACACGAATTGAGTGGCGTATACACATAATGAGTGGTATTTGCGCTATACTAACCAACCAACTCGTTTCGTGTTCGTCGGGTGTAAACTCACACTTATTGACTAAAAACCGTAGGGCTTTCGTACCTTTTTTAGCGTCATACCCGACGAGTTGCTATAGATTAACTACTAGTATATGAGGGGGTAAGGGGGAGCAGTTATGCGCCTATATAAGCGCTATAGCTTTCGCAGGCGGCTGCCTCTGCTAAGCTCGCTTCGCTCACTTAGGGTTATCTATTAAGTACATAACGCTGATTTAATAGTATGTCCGAGCGCAATGAGCGTTAGCGAATGAAGCGAGGTATTACTTGAACTTTATATGACGAAGTATAAAGGCACAGACTACCCTTAGACGGGTGTATTATTATTATGTTGGGTATGCGCTCAATGTGACGACTGTTATATATGAAGTAACACAGTTTGAGTTGCGCATATCTTACCCGCATATATAAAACGCAGCGATAGCGTTTAGTCAGCTCGCCCGTCCAGACGAGAGAGCACCGAAAAACCAAGGGGTTGTGAAAATATTTAATATTCAGTTTATTCATTGCGCTTTTAATGTTCAAGCAATGGCGTATATTCACAATCGAATATAATTCGCATAACATCAATAGTTTACGCCGATGTTAGTTGACGATGAATAAAATGTATAATATACGACAGTTATTAGAGTATGTGAAATCGCATTGTACGGCGGTTATGAGGCAGTGGCTAGTTTACATAATGTATGTTAGAGGAAGTAACTTTGTATATTCGCTAATATTTATGCGTTTCTATACAGCGCATACGCGGCGAAATATCCCCGGGGTGGGTTGCGCAAAATTATATTTTTCCTGACCCGTGTAAAATGCTACCAAAATTTTTAAACTGGGGCGCTGGCGAACCCTCTATGCTATTAGCATAACACAAAACGGCTTCTGTTTGTTAATATATTGGCAAGAAGGAGGCGTTAAAAGTGGCGGAAACTATACGCATTGAAACAACGACACAATATGAATTAAACAAGCTATACGCAAACATTGGCGAATACAAAGGCGTATTTGCTTGTGTTGAAATTGAAAGGCGCCCGGCGGATTATTTAACCACGTTTGAAGTAGTGTGGCGCCATAAGTGACTTCATGTAAGGCGCAAATCCTTGCTGAGTCTACTAACTGAATAAAACCCCGCACACCTCTTAACAATGTGGAACAGGCGGGGTCGTTTTATAATGTCCATGCTCGTGGCGGAATAGGTAGACGAATCACAGGATAGAACTAATGTGGCTAAGAAACGTATGTCTTAGCTTAAAACTCCTGTAAAACAAACTAATTAGTTCATGCAAGGTGCAAATCCTTGCCGAGTATATTAACGACAATACCTTCCCTCAACTTAATTGCAGAGATGGAAAGGTTTTATAGGGTCCACCCTTGTGAAAGCCAAAGGTAAGACAACACGGCGAGTAGTGCAAGATAAAAAACCTATCGCTGACGAGTGATACCGTAGAAGTTTAAGTGGTTTCATAACTACGGATTATATTAACAATTAAAGCCCCGAATCATCGAGGCTTTTTTGATACGCAAAATTAAGGAGGTGTTAACCTAAAATGGCAACACGTAGAGAAAAATTATTTGAGCAGCTTTCTGAGCAGCAACAACGTGCTATTTATATGCTGTTAGAACAAGCGTCGCAAAATAAGAATAGCCCGGACTACCTTTCGATGGAAAGTATTGCCGAAACGCTGGACATCGAGCGAAAAACGTTATATAACTGGCGCACAAGAAACGCAGTATTTCAAGAAGCATTGGCAGAAGCCAGCCGCGAACAACTGAGCGCACTAGCACCGCAAGCATTCGGCGCAATGAGCAAATTAATAGGCGGTCCGCAACCGTCCACGAAGGCGCTGGACTTAATGTTCAAATCGCTGGGCTGGGTTAAGAATGAGCAAACTATCGACTTAACAACGCGCACGAGAGATAGCGCCGACTTAGAAACCGAAATTGCACGACTAAGTAAGTCGACGGGAGTTAAACAGGATTGACCGCAGAACTGGCGCCGTGGCTGACACGAGCGGCACGGCAAAACCGTATTGAACTTTTAACGAAACATGCGCAAGTGCTCATGAAATTAAACGACGCAGGCAAAGCTTCGCAGTCGCAAGTTGAAACGTTGCTAACTGATCTAAAAGAATTAGAGCAACTTAAGCGAATTCACCGAGCAGAACATGATGTATTATTTTTTATGTACGAATATTTTAGCGAGGACCGAAACCCGGACAACCCCGGCAACTTAATTCCGGCGGGGCAGTCGATTGAGGAAGCGGCAGAGTTTCACCGTGAACTATGCGGTATGCTAAATGACGTAACGCAAGGTAAGGAAGAGTCTCACATTGCGTGGGCTGTTGCACGTAACCACGCCAAAACAGCGTACCTCACCGACGGCTTTCTCGCACATCAGGTCGTGTTCAGGTTGCGAAAATATATCGTTGTCATTTCAGAAACTAAAGATGTTGCGGGCGACTTCATTGCGTGGACAAAACTACAGTTAAAATACAACGAAAAGCTTCGCGCTGATTTTGGCACACTGTTAAGCGAGCAACCGAGTCGCAACGAACTCGATAATAAATATGAGTTTATTACGCTGTCGAGCACGAAGGTAGAAGCGAAGGGTACAGGCACACAAATGCGTGGGCTACGTTATTTAAACACACGCCCCGACTTGTTTCTGCTCGACGACTTAGAGTCGAACGACAACACAAACACAAAAGAATTACGCGAAAAGAATTTGCGTTGGTTTCAATCGGAAATGATGCAAGCGATGGACCGTGACGCGTTATGTGTTTACATGGGGACAATTGTACATTACGATTCGCTACTGAACCATGTCGTCACAAAAAGCCGCGAATTTAAGTCGCAGAAGTTTCCAGCGATTACCTCATTTTCAGAACACCCGGAGCTATGGGAGAAATGGCGGCAAATTTACAATAGTGATGATAAGCAGGCTAAATACCTTGCCGACAGTTTTTTCGAGCAAAATAGGCAAAAAATGCTGAAAGGTACCGGCACTTTGTGGGCTTCGCGGTATGATTATAAATACTTCATGCAGAAGCGCGAAGAAATGGGCTCAAAAGCATTTAATCAAGAATACATGAATAATCCGCTGGATGAAGAGTCGCAGGTATTTAATCCTGACGACTTTTTTTATTATGCGGAAGCCGATTTGGCGCTTAATGAATGTGATATTTTCGGCTCGGTTGACTTCGCAATGGGCAAGGAAAAGGGCGACTATTCGGCGATTGTAACGATCGCAAGAAAACGAGACACAGGCATTTGCTACGTAATTGACGCGCATATTGAACGGCTAAAGCCTGACAAATTTTTGCAGCTAATTGTTGAAAAAACAATGACTTATCAGTATGAACGTTTAGCAGTAGAGTCGCAACAGGCGCAAGAATGGTTTGCCGACAAACTAGGCGAAGAGCTTCAAAAGCACGGCTACCCTGCGAAAACTCGTATCGCTAAAGTGAAACAAAAAACACGCAAAGCATTACGTATTGAAGCGATGTTGCCGGATATTGAGGCGGGGCGTGTTCGCTTTAACAAGGCGCATAGGCTTTTACTTGAAATGTTAGAGTATTATCCGTCGCACAATCACGATGACGGGCCCGACGCGTTGGCTGACGCGTTAAAAATTGCAAAGGTTGCGCAAAATGTAGAAGTTATACAGCGCCGAGGCTACCGTTAAAACTAGGAGGTGAGTATAAATAGCATTATTAAAAAGTGACTTCTTGACTGCTGATACTGTGGACAGTTTGCTAAAATCGCCGTTCATGGAGGCAATCGGTGAGCGAGAATTTCAGCGATTTCAAAAACAGGTCGAATCATATAATTACTACGCTGGTTATCAGCATGTAGACCCCGAAACAGGTCAATTAGTTAAGGCGAAAGATTTACCGCGCCCACCCGGTTTAGATTATGACCCTACACGTTTTGAGGTCAATTATTTTAAACGAATGATTGACGCAAAAGCACAATGGCAAATGGGCGGAATGCACGGTATAAGCGTCGCACCGCAGTTAATCGACAATGAAAATATGCGACTTAGTCAAAGCTATGCGCCTAGTTCAGCACAGCAAAATGAAAATGAGCGCGCAGAGGGTTACGAAAAATTACTTTACCAGCTTTGGCGTGAAAACAACTTTAGAGCGGCATTGCTAGCGGGGGCGAAAGACCGCTTAATTGCGTCACGTGTTGCTATTAAGCTAGTTTTTAATCCCACGACTGGTAAATTGCAGTGGGTTTGGCACCCTGACACCGAAGTTTTTCCTGTTTTCAGCAACGATGACTACGAAGAGCTTATAAAAGTGAGTTTTGTACGCTCTATCGAACTTTGGGACGACGACGGTGAAAAGGTTGAGCTTATTAAGAAACAAACGTTTGAACTAAAATCAGACGAAACAGGCATAAAAAACTGTTATCTAACTGAGGGATACTACAATGAAAATCTTGAGGTAGTAAATGAATGGATTTCAAATGAGTCTATGCAATTATCATTTATTCCAGTTGTGTTAATTCCTACACAAAGTTTACTACAAGTTACCGCGGGTGAGTCGACCGAATTGGATGACATGCGGGAAATTACTGATAGATTAAACCAATTAAACGAGGACGCAATCGACTCGCTAAAATTTGAAATGTTCCCCGTCACGTATTTTAAAAACATCGACAGGGCGCAGTTGCTTGGTATTGATATAGCGCCCGGTGCAGCAGCGGCATTAAATAGCACGAACGAAGGGCGAGACCCCGGCGTTGAAAAATCGGAGTCGAATTTTACTTATACAACAGCATTAAATGACACATTTATGCGATTGAAAGGTGCTTTACATGAAGTGTCCTCTATTCCGAATTTCACAGCGCAGGACCTTAATTTTGGCGGAATGAACGCAGAAGCTTTACAAATAATATTTCACGACATCATTCAAGATACAGAAGAACACTGGCACGTTTGGCAGGCAAAACTACAAGAATTACATGAAAAGTCAATCGAATATTTACAAGCACGCTTATCTGTGTCGACATTCGCATATGACAAAACAGTTGTACGTAATATTGGCGATAATTATACAAATGAAATTAAGTTCGTGCTTCCGTTACCGGATAATCGCAAGGAATTAGTTTCATTGCTGGTTGAGGAAGTAGGAGCTGGGTTTGAGTCCACCGCAGGCGCAATGAATCGTCTCGGTGTCGAAAATTCAACAGCGAAAAAGCAAGAAATACAAGCCGAGTCGCTAGAAAAGCGGCAGAGTGAGGATATTTATGCGCTGAACACTTCGTCGGACACGACGTTAAACGAGGAGGAAATAATTAGTGACTAATGAAGAATTAAATGAATCAAACTCGACTGACGAGTCGTTAAAAACGGTTGAAGAAGACACGCAAAATACGCAGACAGAGCAAGAAAAAGTTCCTTATACACGATTTAAAGAAGTTAACGACGCAAAGAAACAGGCTGAAACGGAGCTTAATCAATTACGTGCACAAATTGACGAAGCAAAGCGGAAAGAAGACGAGGAAGCTGGTCGTTACAAAGATTTGTATGAGGAAGCATTAAAACAAAAAGAGCAAGCGCTACATGAAAAGCAACAACTAAGCTTAACTCAATTTAAAACTAGTAAGCTTGCAGAAGCTGGCTTCACAGGCGAACGCTTAGAAAAGGCAAAAGCATTTGTAAAAGGCGATACAGAAGAAGAATTGTCGGAACAAATCACCTTATTTACTGAGCTTATTCCGCCTGAAAAATCCGTGGACCCTTCGTTAAATGCGCCGGGAGCAAAAACGGAAACAAAAACAACAAAAGATAAAGCAGAAGAAAAAGGGCGCGAAGCCGCTCGAAAATTATTTAAACGAAAATAGGAGGAAATAAATTGCCAATTTACACACCAAAAACGAGCCGCACTGATTTTAAAGGCGGCAAAAACATTTTAGCAAGTGAACATTTTACATTTATTGAAGGCGGTGCAACACTAGACGCCGCAAAAATCGGCTCAGGTTATGTGCCTGTCGGGCAAGCTATTGCGCAAGACGCTACAACAGGAAAATGGACTAAATTTGTTGCGGCAGATATTGCAACTTATGCCGACTTCGGTATTTTAAACGTCGACTGGAATTGCGATGGAGTTAACGACGGCATTGCTGGCGAGGTCATCACACGCGGTTCTGTATATGACGCAAAGTTAGTTGATGTAACCCCCGAATTCAAAGAAAAAACAACAGAAATTCGCTACGTAAAGGAGATTGTATAATTAAATGGCAGGTATCACACATTTAGAAGAGCTTCAAAAACCAGCTCTTAGAGGATTAATTGATGAAAGTATTGAGTTACGAGAGCAAACACCGACGTTCGGCTCGCGCTTCTTACCGAACGAAAATACTTCTAGTACAACATTTACTTATGATATTATTAAAGGCAACAAACACTTAGCGGCAATGATTGGTTATGGTTCTGAACCACCGGTTATGGACCGCGACGCAGTTGCAAATAAAATGGGTGAATTAGCTAAAATCGGTATTAAGGATATTATTACCGAAGAAGAGTTGCTTGCTTTAAATCAAAGCCGCAGTAATACAGAGCATGCGGAAATGATTGCGAAGTTACAACGTAAAGCTATCAATATTTCTAACGCAATTCTTGATCGCGTAGAGGTAATGAAACTTGAAGCAATTGCGACAGGTAAATTGAGCTACAACAAAAACAACGTAAAAGTTGGCTTTGATTATGGCGTACCATCGGAGCACCAAATCGTGCTAACTGGCGCGAATACATGGGATAACGTTGACCACGACGCGCTTGCTGATTTAATTAACTGGGCAGCAAAATACGAAGAAACGAACGGCAAAGCTGCTGACGCAATTTTAATGCCTCGAGAAATTTTTGCATTGTTAGCTAAAAATAAAGTGATTATTTCAGAAGCACGCCCGAACACTGCAGCGGCTCGTGTTAGTCAAGCAGAAGTTAACGAAGTACTGGCAGGTTTTGCTTTACCAGCAATTGAAATTGTAAAAAATCGTAAATCTACAGTACGTAATATGTATACGGGCGCCGATGAAGTGATTGAATTTTATCCGCAAAATCGTGTTGTATTTGTTTCCGAGGGCGTTGGTAACTTCCTATTCGGTCCTACAGTCGAAAACGAATTTAATCCGGGCGTATTTGTTGACGCATACGACAAGAAAGAGCCTATTCAATCTATTTTACGCGGTGTAGCAGCAGGATTTCCGATTATGGAAGACCCTAAACTATTACTACTTGCGGATGTGAAATAATTTGGTAAAGGTCAAAGTAGAAGTTCTAAAGGGGCAGGTCGACTATAGTAATGTTGGTGATAAACTCGAAGTCGATTCTGCGCATGTTGAGCGTTTAGTTAAAGACGGTTTTGTGAAAGTTATAGAAACGCCAGCGAAACCGGCAAGTAAAGCAAAAGAAAAAACAAAATAAGGAGGCGTCATTGTGACGACGAAAAGTGATTTACTTGAAAAACTTACTCGTAAATTTTCGAATATTCCGAATGTTACTCCGGAATTATTGTCGGACTGGCTTGACGAGGCAATAGAGGCGGAAGGCTTTCCGTCGTCGCAGGACTCTTTCGACGGTTATGAAACACAAATATTATTACGTGCTCGAATCATTGGCGTAGAGGACTTAGCGTTAAATACAGCACATTTCTTTAATTTTAGTGACGGCGAAGAAAGTATTTCGAAAGGTAACACATCGTCAAATTATCAGAAACTACTGGCGCAACTTAAAGCGCAGTATGCTGAACAATTTGGAAATGTTTCGACTTTTAAAGTACTGAAAAGGCTTGACCGCGCATGAATATTGAACAGTTTTTTGCGGAATTAGCAAAAGAATATAAAAAGTTGAATAATGTGCAGTCCGCAACTGCAATACAAAGCATAGAGTCAATTAAATATGATGTGATGGACATTCTCGCCAAGTATGCAGATAAAGACGGCACAATTCAACGTAGTAAGAACGCAAAAATCATGCGTGAGTTAGACGCATTGTTTCCACAGTTTAAGACTGATGTAGACGAGACTATTGCGGCAGTTATTGAGGACACAGCGTCGTGGACAACAGATAAATTAGTAAAATATTTTGCTGTTACTTACGGCGTTTCTTTGGTAGCTGACTCAATTAAAAATGAGGTTAAAACTTCTATCGTTGAACAGATATTCGGTCATAAATGGGAAAATGGGTTAACGCTTAATGATAGTGCGTATTGGCTAGCGCGAAGTATACACGACACAATACGCGTCACAGTAAATGTAAACAGCAAAAAGGGGTTTCAAAGTACTGTAAACGGTATTGAGAAGTCATTAAAAAACGAGCGGTGGCGTACTGAAAACGTAGTCAAGTCGGATGGTCCGAACGCTTACCGACGTGCCATTATCGAAAATGGAAAACGGAGTAAGTACGTGATTGGCTGGCATATTACAGAAGGTATACATCATTCGCCGAAATGCGTGGCGCTTGCGTCTGCGGACCATTACGGATTAGGAAAGGGCAACTACATTGAAAATACAGGCTATCCCATTGAAGCGCCCCATCCGCGGTGCACCTCATTTTTAACGTATATAATGAAACCGCGAGAGGATGGCTTATTTGATGATTACGAATGATGATATTAAGTTTATGCAGTCAGCACGTGAAGAAATGCTTGCGGGGCGTAAATTCGAAGTTGAATTGCTGATTGAAGTAGCTAATAACGTAGACCCTGACACAGGCGAACCGCTAGAGTCACAAGTAGCCTCAAAGATTGTTAGCGCACATGTTACTGAAAATGCTGGAAAACAAGTTGAAATAAACGACGGTGTTTTGACAAAATCGGCAGATATAAAAGTTGATATTAGCCTCGAAGATTGGACGCCTATTACTTTTTTTAATTATGCGCAAAAGAAATATAAAGTTGTTGGCACACCTCAAAAGGGTATCGGGCAACGCAATCGTGTTGAGGTGTTGGGAGAGTTGATACATTAATGAGTATAAATTTTAATGTGAATATAAGTTCATCGTTAAAAGGTAAGCTTGACCTCGAAAAATATATCGACGCGGTTAGTGAAGAAACGGAAAGGCAACTTCATGAGTCTAGCAGTAAAACAGCGCGATATGCGCCGCGAAAAACTGGGGCGCTGGCAAATAGCTTTCCGGCTAGCGTTGAAATGAAAGAAAAGACGAAGGGTCAATATGGCAGTGACTTGGATTACGCTACTATTCAGGAATTCACAAACAAAAATAAATCGGGCTTTGTGCGAAAAACTGTGCAAGAAGATACGCCAGTTTACACGAAAAAAATCAAAGCTGGCATTAAGCGAGTGTCTAGGTAATGGCGCTTAAGGAACAAACTATTTTACGTGATTTTGTTGCCGGCGTAACTGGCTTAGTTGTGCGCCCCATTTTCGACGGAATAGAGCTAAAGGTTGATGAGAAGCCATTTGCGACTATTAAGTTGTTAAATGACGCTGATTTTTCGAGTACTAAATTAAAGGATTCAATCGAGTCGAGCGAATTATATGAAATAGTTGTTTATCCGACGTCAAATAAAGAACAGCGCACTATCTGCGAAAATATAAAAAATAAGTTAAGTTGCGCTTCATTTGATGAATTTACGGTTGCAGACAATATCGGGGTTCAACCTGTCGGACCTGAAAGCCCTGCGGATTTACTGGACTACCATCGCGCTTATATCAGCGTTACAATCACAAAACGAACAAATAGGAGGAATTAAATTTGGCATTAGAATATACAGGAAGTGACATTATTTACTTAGTTTCCATTCCGGGAACAGATGGTGAAACTTACGTTCGCCCTTTTAATCAGACTGACGGGACTACATCTGTTGAAGCAGATGATATTGAACTGGAAACAAAAGATAAAAGTGAAACAAATTATGGTAAGGTTTCGCAAACCGTTTCATTTGGTGGAATTATGACGACAGGCGACGAAGCTTTTCCATATATGCTGAACGCTTTGCGCAAGAAACAATATGTGTCTATTACAGAACTGGACATGAAAACTAAAAAAGGTGAAAAAGGCGTTTATAAATTAAATAGTTTTGAACGCGACAATGGCGTTGGTGATAATGTATCACTATCCGTTGAAGCCGCGTTGTCTGGCGAAGTTACAGAAGTAACATTGACTGATGTGCCTGAGGGCGCCCCTGCAAATAAAGCAGACGAAACACCTGATACACCAGCAGCATAACACTTTAAAGCCTCTTAAACGAGGCTTTTTATTTTTTGACAAATAATCGTCGCAGGACGTTAAACGTGGAGGAGTTTATAAATGACAAAACAAACAGCAGTTCCAACTTTTGAAATTAACGGTAAACAATATGACCTTAAATTAACGTTAGAAAGTATTGACTATTTAAATAAATTAGACGAAGGCGGCGCGCTGGCTCTTGTCGGTAAAGTGTTCACAGGCGACTTACAAACATATGTAAATATCGTGTTCGCGGGATTGAAACACACAGGCGAAAACTTCACATTGGATTCTGTCACCAAAGCGGTAGAACATGCAATTGAAAATGAAACGCTTGACCTCGACAGAGTTATGCGCGACGGAAATGCGCTTGTGGCAAATAGTTTTTTCTACAAGAAGACAGTGAACAAAATGTTGGAAGGCCCGGCCAAGGAAGCGATGGAGAAACTGCTGAGCTAAAAAAACCGCCTTTCATTGACATACATGAATATTATAAAACAGGTTGGCGCTATTTTAAGCTACAGCCTGCGCATGTGCGTCAACTATCACCGCTTGAGTTTAACTTACTTATTGAAGCCGAACAAGATGCTGCGTTAGACCGCAACGAGCAGTTGGCAATACAAGCATTCTTCAATGCAGTTGGTGCTAACGCGAAAAAACTAAAAAAACCTTCTGATATTTATAAGAGACCATCAGAGTCGGAGTTAAAACGTGCAGAAAACAGTAGCACAATTGATAAAAAATTAGAGCAGCAAAAAGCGTTAGAAGATTTCACGAAACAATTAGATTTAAGTCAGCTTAAATAAAAAAGAAAGGAGGTAACTTATTGTCAAATTATGACATACTAGTCACAATTGGCGGCGATTTAACCGGGTTGTCGCGTTCAGTTTCACAAGCGCAATCAAAAATCAATGGGCTAACTTCTGAGATAAATAGAACTGCAAAAACAGCTGGTGCCTACGGCGCAAACCTTGAACGGACTGGACAGCGTGTGGCACAAGCCGGAATGGCGATGACCGCAGTGTTCGGTGCAGCAAGCCTTGGCATGGTAAAGGGGTTAGGCGCTTCGGTACGTGCCGCGGCAGAGTTTGAAACGGCGTGGGCTGGCGTTGAAAAAACTGTAGATGGAAACGCAAAGCAAATGAAAACTTTGCAAAAGGAACTATTATCAGTCACAAAAACAATGCCGCAGTCGACAACAGAAATATTTGCAGTAGCAGAAGCGGCGGGGCAGCTCGGAATCAAGCGCAAGAATATTGCAGGTTTTACTAAAACTATGCTCGATTTAGGTGTTTCTACAAACATGTCAAGTGAAGAAGCGGCTACATCACTAGCTAGACTTGCTAATATCACTAAAATGCCACAGAAAAACTTCGGACGGCTGGGCGCTACAATTGTTGATTTAGGTAACCATTTCGCAACAACTGAAAAAGAAATCACGGAAATGGGCTTAAGGCTGGCTGGGCAAGGTAAGCAAGTTGGCTTATCGGAAGCGCAAATTCTATCATTAGCCACAGCGATGTCCTCTGTCGGAATTAATGCCGAAGCCGGCGGGACTGCCATGACTACTGTTATGAAAAAAATCAACAATGCAGTAGATTCAGGAGGCAAAAAGCTAGATAGGTTTGCAAGTCTTGCCGGAATGTCAGCACAAGAATTCCAAAAGGCGTGGAAGAATGACGCGGCGAGTGCCTTAGATGCTGTTATTCACGGTCTGGGAAAAAGCGGTGAAGAGGGAAAAAATTTAACCGCAATTCTGGATGAACTTGGCATTAAAGGCATACGTGAATCAGATGTAATGCTTCGGTTGTCGGGGAACGCGGATGTACTAACAGACGCATTGGCTGTAGGAAACAAAGCATGGAAAAACAACACTGCGTTATTAGCAGAAGCAAACAAGCGATATAAAACATTTGATTCTCAAGTCGGTATTTCTAAAAAAGTTATGACAGAATTTGGTCGGGCAATTGGTACACCTATTAAAGATGTTCTAGCTGGGCTTTTGCAAGCAATAAATAAAGTTGTTATTGGGCTAACAGGTTTTATTAATAAGTTTAATGAGGCTAATCCTACAATGGCAAAAATACTAGCGGTGGTTTCTTTAGTCGCGACAGGTCTAGCTATTTTAGGAACAGCCGCAGGTGCATTCTTACTCGTACTTGGACCACTTATTCCAATTTTAGGAAGTTTTAAACTTGCTTTAGTAGGAGCTATGAAAGGGTCAACCCTGTTAGGCACATCACTACGTATACTAATTGGGCCCATCGGAATTATAATATCAGTTCTAGCCGTTCTCGGAACTGTTTTCTATGCCTTGTATAAAGACAACGAAACATTCCGTAATGCTGTAAATGCAACAGGTGCCGCGCTAAAAGGCGGGTTCTTAGTCGCACTTAATGCAGTGAAAACCGCACTTCAAGTTGTGGGTCATTTCTTTGCAGAAGTGGGCGCAGTACTTAAAGCTAGTTTTCTAAAAGCATTAGCAGACTCGAACAGTCAACTTTCAAAATTCATCAGCTTTTGCAAGCAAGTAGGCGCTGCAATAAAATCGGCGTTTGGGGCTGCGTTAGAATATGCTGTCTCGCTTTTTAAGAAATTAGGTGAAATATTAGGAGTAACGTTCTCGACATCCGTCTCCGGTGCAGTCACATTACTAGAGAAATTTGGCGGTGCCTTTGGCGCCATCGGCGGAGTTGTTAGTATTCTAGTTGGAATTTTATCCAAATTTGGGCTTGCGCTTCTTGGAATTACAGGTCCGCTTGGAATTGCCATCTCACTAATAATTAGCTTTCTAACCGCTTGGGCAAAAACGGGGGAATTTAATGCGGATGGCATTACGCAAGTTTTCGATAATCTGTCGAAGACTATTGAAAATGTAAGTAAAGCTTTAAACGAGAATTTACCTAAATTTATTGATTTTGGCACTAAATTAATTACTAACATGATTAACGGAATTACGAAAGCTATTCCGAAAATTGTTAGTGTAGTAACAAAAATCATCGACACGTATACGAAGACTATGTCAAAAATATTACCACAAATTATCGAGCTAGGTGTAAAACTGCTTACAAGTTTAATAAACGGAATCGTTTCAGCATTACCGCAAATAGTATCCGCAATAACAACTATTATCGACGCATATGTTAGTACTATTACGTCTTTATTGCCTATGATTTTAGACGCAGGATTAAACATCCTGTTAGCGCTTATCGACGGAATCGTGACCGCATTGCCGATGATAACAGACGCAGCGGTATCTATTTTGACCGGCTTATTAAATGCCATAATTGCGGCATTGCCTTTGTTAATCACGGTAGGTTTACAAATTATTATGACCTTAGTTGAAGGTATTCTTACAGCATTGCCAACCATATTAGACGCAGCTATACAGATTATAACCGCTTTGCTTAATGCATTAGTATCAGCATTTCCCGCAATTATTGACGCAGGTATTCAGATTTTAACAGCATTAATTGAGGGTATAATTATGATTTTACCGCAACTTATTGAAGCGGCAATTTCGCTGATAATTGCAATCGTGATGGCGTTAATTGATAATATCGGCAAAATTATAGACGCCGGAATTCAACTCGTAATGGCGTTGATTGAAGGATTAATTAAGATATTACCACAGCTCATTGACGCAGCAATTACGTTATTAATGGCAATTATTGAAGCTCTTATAGATAATTTACCGAAGATTATTGACGCAGGGGTAAAACTTATATTCGCTCTGATTGACGGGCTTATTAAGGTGTTGCCACAGTTGGTTGCTGCAGCAGTTAAATTAGCAGTCGAATTAATTAAAGCAATCGTGAAATATGCCCCGCAAATTCTAGCAGCAGGTGTAAAACTGATTGGCGCATTGATTTCCGGACTACTTCGGATGTTAGGTAGTCTATTAGCAGCAGGCGGAAGTCTAATTTTAAAACTACTTTCAAAACTCGCAAGTTTTGGCGGACAAATGTTGTCCAAAGGTGGCGATTTAATTAAAAAATTAATATCCGGAATAGGCGAAAAAGCAGGCGAATTAGGCGAAAAAGCAAAATCCATGGGTAAAAAAGCGGTCGATGGTATCAAAAATGGATTTTCAAATATCGCTGAAATTGGGGGCGACCTGATTCGTGGTTTGTGGAATGGTATTTCTGATATGGGAAGTTGGATACAGAGCAAAATAAAAGGTTTTGGCAAGGGAGTATTGAACTCGCTAAAAGACTTTTTTGGTATTCATTCGCCATCGCGTTTAATGCGCGATGAAGTCGGAAAGTATATTTCATTAGGCGTTGTTGAAGGTATGAACAATGAACTGAATGCTATTAAGAACGCTTCGGCTAATATGGTTGACGCCGCAACTCCTGACTTAAATGGTATTTCCGCAAATATGGCACAAGATATGAGCGGACACCTTTCCGGGGCAGTCAACGCAAGTATTAACGCAAGTAGCCCAGAACAGTCGTGGCAAGACACGTTATCGGCGCGGATAGATTCGTTAGGCGACCGGATTTCTGAAATGTCTGTCAACATCGACGGTAAACGTGCGGGAACTATCTTAAGACCGCATATAAGTGAAGCAGAAGCGAAGGAACAACGCAGACAATTCAAAGCAAAAGGACTAAATTACGGCAATTAGGAGGCGTAAATATATTGACAGAAACATATTTTGTATTTAATGACAAGTCGAGTTTAGACTTCAATTTAGCGGTACGGGAGCGCGCCTCCTATACTGCTGCCGAACGCAATGTTGAATATATAGACGTTGCAGGACGAAACGGAAGTTTGCTTTGCGATAAAGGAACATTTAAAAATGTAGAAGAACCAGTTCCCTGCTATTTATTTGCGAACGATCGCGAAGTTAAAAATATACGCGAAGAGGCGACAGCGGTGTTTAACTGGCTTAAAAGTCCGCCGGGTTGGCGCAAACTGTTTTATAGCGATGATGAACATTATTTCATGAAAGCACATGTGCCTCAGGCGCTTTCTTTCAACGAAGTATTTTACTTATTTTTCGTAGGTGAAGGCGAAATAAATTTCACTAGGAAACCAGAGCGCTGGTCAACCGCGGGGCAGAATACGCTAACTATCACAGAGTCAGGCGGTACTATTTATAACCCAGAATTATATCCAAGTTTTCCACGAATTAAAATTTTTGGTACTGGTAATATAACGCTATATATCAATAATAAAACTGTTATTTTAAAAGAGGTCGAAGAGTCAATAATTTTAGATAGCGAAATGCAAAATAGTTATATTGACCGAGATGGCTTTATACTGCCTGCGAATAATCAAGTGCAAAACACTTTGCCGACGCTAGCTGTTGGCGCTAATACGTTCGAGTGGGCTGGCAACGTTGATAAAATCGAAGTAATACCGCGTTGGTGGACCTTATGAGTTATCCTACACTTTATAAAGCCGACGACCCTGAAATCTTAAATGGGTTTGTGCCGACGAATAACGGACTCGGTACACTAACAAATATAGCGAACGCAGTGGTTTCAGAAGAACGCCAAGGCGCATTCACCTTTTCATTTACGTATTATGCGCCGAATGATTTCGACGATGATTATGAAATACAAAAGGTATTATTTGAGAATTTAAAAAAACGTGCGGTCGTTAAAGTAAAAGTAAACGATTTTGACGGCGAAAAACTATTTAGGATAGATGAGTCACAATTTGACGCAATCGGCGAATTTAAAGAAATAACTGCGATAGCTATTGCACAATATGACCTTGCTGCAAATTCTTTCGTCGGTGTTGATAAGAAAAGTATAACACCCGCAACAGCATTAAACGAGGTGCTGCGCGCTGCTGTTGTGCCCAATAAATTCACGGCGTGGTCCGACATTTCTATCACGTCAAATTACAAACTTGACTACAAAACAGTTGCGGAAGCAATTGCGGGCACGGAAGGCTCAATTATAGATACGTGGCGTACAGAGCTAGAATGGGACGACTTTACAATTCGTTTGTGGAAAAATCGGGGCACTAATCGCGGTGTCCGGATTGCCTACGCTAAAAATTTAGTCGGGCTTGTTGAAACGGAAACTGGCGATGTAACTACTCGTATTATTCCATTTGCACGTATTGACGATGGCGTTGGCGGTGAAATCGAACTGCGGTTATCTGAAACAGTCATCGACGCCGAAAATGTGAACGAAACAGAGATACCGCTTGCGTTGCCTGTTGATTTTTCGTCGGAAATGCAAGACGCTGGCTATACTACAGAAGATAAATTGCGAACGCTAGCTCAAGCATGGTTCGAAAAAACTGGCAATAATATTCCGAAAATTTCACTAGAGGTGGACTTTGTTCAGTTAGCGAAAACAGAAGAATATAAAGAATTTGCAGTACTTGAGCAAGTTGCGCTATTTGATACTGTCGAAGTTTGGCATGAACGCTACAACAAGAAAATAGAAACTAGAGTCAACAAATATACATATGACCCCATTGACGAGCTGTATTTGACGCTTGAGCTAGGCGACGCAAAGTATTCATTAAGTGCTAGCTCGGAAATGAGCGCACGTGAAAATGCGCAATTAGCCGATAAAATTAACGGAAATTATTCATTTATTGAGGACGCAATAAAAAAAGCAACGAACCTTATCACAGGAAATTCTGGCGGTTACGTTGTGTTATATCCGCCGTCTAGACCTGCGGAAATTATGATAATGGATACCGAAGACGTGACTACATCAAAAGACGTTCTTCGTATAAATAAGTCTGGGATTGGCTTTAGTTCTTCGGGAATTGATGGACCCTACGAAACAGCGTGGACACTTGATGGTGATTTTAATGCAAAATTTATAACAGCAGGAACCCTCCGCGCAATTGATATTGAAGGTGTCACTATCACAGGTTCAACAGTGCAAGCAGACTTATTTAGTGCGCAATTCGTGCCAAAAAACGGCGATCCCTCACCGTTGCGTTACAAACTCGATTTAGCGGGCGCAGGTATGATATTTCAAGCTATTCAGCGTTCGAATGCTAGAAACTACACAGAAACACAGTTGAGTGAGTCGGGAATTGACTTTCGATTTTTCAATAACGGTGAGATTCGAACTGAGCGCTCGACAAGTATTAACGATTTAGGCATTGAAACGCCTTCTATCGCAAATACAGGAAATATATACTTGCGTTCAGAAAACGAGGCACGTGTAGTTGATGATTCGGATTTTAAAATTCCGGGGCACGATGGGAGTGCTGACAGTTACGTTTATCGCAACATACGAGCGAAGGGGTTTATACAGCATTCTACTGTTGAGCGCAAACAAGATTTTGTTAAATATGAAGATACGGAACGAATAAAAGCTATAGATATTGTAAAATCAGCAGGTGTTTTTGAATACAGATTGAAAGATGATTTAGCAACAAATTCATTCGATAAGAAAATCGGCATGTTAGCGGAAATGTTGCCAGAACATTTGAAAACGGACGGCAAATCAATTGATATGTATGCAGTTGTCACGAATTTGTGGCAATATGCCCGTGAAAATGAAGAAGAAAAGCAACAAATGCGCAAAGAAATAGATGAGCTGAAAGAGCTTGTTTATAGTTTAGCATAAAAGGAGTGATGTAGATGAGTGCACTTAGAAAAATAAATGCAACGTTGGATTTAAATAAAAAAACTTGGAACATGGAACGTATAGAAGCTATACAGAGCGACATAAATTCGCTAACGTTAGCTGTGCAAATTGTAGAGAGCGGTTTGCAGAAAGATTTAACTGGCTACAAACCGACTTTTGCGGTAGTTTTGCCGGGAACAAACGAGTATATACTTGATGATTTACATGTAAATTTGACGAATTTAAGCGAAGGTTATTTCGAATATACTTTCGTAAAAGAAGCGTTTGCAGTTCCGGGAATTTACGACACAGCTCGTTTTATTATCAAGAAAGATGATGGAACAGAGCTTACTGGAATGCCTCGTTTTATGTATTACGTTGAAAAAGACCCGCTTCAAGGGACTGTTAAAGCAGAAACATACGTGAGTGATTTTGAACGTTTAGAAAGTATGATTGCAGATGTTGAAACAGAAATCGCAGACTTACACGATGAAGTGACAAGTGAGAGTTTGCGTTTAGATACTGAAATAGCGCAACTTGACACAAAAATTGATACAGAAACGGGTAAATTACAAACAGAAGCGAATAACTTACAAACACAATTTGATAGCTTTAATCCGACACAATTCGCGCAACAAGAAGATTTTGAAAATCATATATATAACTCTGATATTCATGTGACAACTGAAAATAAAATTTCGTGGGAAGCAAAAGAGACTCCTGCTAACGCACAAGCGAAAGCAGATAAAGCGTTAACTGACGCAAAAACGTACGCTGATAGTATGCTTGATGAGTATACCGCGTGGGTCAAGCTACCTCTTACATCCGGATTTTCAACAGGTGACAACAACACACCTCAGTACCGACTAATCACGACACCTACGAATGAAGGGACAAAAATATTTGCAGAGTTTCGCGGTGCGATCGCAGGTACTTTCTTGAGTACAGCAAATAGTACCGTCGCAAATATGCCTGCAGGGACACGTCCCGCAGCGACAGAATATTTTACAGCGGCGTCAAATAACGGGGACAGTGGACGTATCGCGTTTACGACGACGGGGACAGTAGTACAAGTGTCGTCAAGTGCTAATGCTAATCCGTCCTACGTTGCGTTGTCAGGCATTAAATACGAAGTCGGAAATTAAAAATAATTAATGTGACAGAAGCCTAAATGGCTTTTTTTATTTTGAGGCGGTGAGTGAAAATGGTGATAGGAGCAGTTATTTGGGGGTTGCAAATAACGGAATGGGTCGCACTAATTAGCCTATTAATGGGGTTTTTTAGCGGACTAGCGTGGTTGTTTAAAAAAATTGTTGGAAAGCCATTTATGGACAGATTCGATAATTTATCTGGAAGCATGGATAATTTAGCAAAACAGCTTGAGGAAAGTAGGCAGGATAGGCAGCAACTTCATATAAGAGTGAACAAAACAAATTCTCGTGTCGATAAATTGGAGGGCAGGATAGAGAAAGTAGAAACACGTCTCGACTATATTGAAGATGATGTAAAAGAAATTAAAAACAAGGAGTGAGCAAAATGAAAAACATAAATTGGAAAGTACGCTTTAAAAATAAAACGTGGGTTATCGCAATGATAGCCGCGTTATTCTTCATTGTACAAGCAGTGTTACTTGTATTTAACGTTTCGTGGGACTATAACGAATTGCTACAGCGATTAATAACAGTTGTCGCGGGAATATTTGCATTTTGGGGGCTTATCATCGACCCTACGACCGCAGGAACGGCTGACAGTGAGTTGGTTCTCAATAAAAATAAAGATGTAGAGGATGATAAATAATGACAAGTTATTATTATAGTAGAAGTTTAGAAAATGTAAATAAATTAGCGGATAACACAAAAGCGGCGGCGAGAAAACTTCTCGACTGGGCGGAAAATAGCGGCATTGAAGTATTAATCTACGAAACGATTAGGACAAAAGAGCAACAATCCGCTAATGTCGCGAGCGGAGCGAGTCAAACAATGCGCTCTTATCATTTAGTAGGGCAAGCGCTGGACTTCGTCATGGCGAAAGGTAAAACTGTTGATTGGGGTGCTTATCGTTCAGACAAAGGCAAAAAATTCGTGGCAAAAGCGAAGTCCCTTGGATTTGAATGGGGTGGTGATTGGTCTGGATTTGTAGACAATCCGCACCTTCAATTTAATTATAAAGGTTATGGAACTGATACTTTTGGAAAAGGAGCTAGTACTAGTAATTCTTCTAAACCAAGCGCAAACACAAACAGTTTGGGATTAGTTGATTATATGGTTAGCAAAAAAATGGATTCTAGTTTCTCTAATCGTGCTAAATTAGCAGCCAAATACGGAATTAAAGGCTACAAAGGTACTGCATCACAGAATACAACATTATTAGCGAAATTAAAAGCAGGAAAACCACACACACCAGCAAGCAAAAACACATACTACACAGAAAATCCTAAAAAAATCAAAACACTAGTACAATGTGATCTATACAATTCAGTAGACTTTACGGAGAAGCATAAAACAGGCGGAACATATCCTCCGGGGACTATTTTCACTATCGCCGGAATGGCGAAAACAAAGGGTGGAACACCAAGATTAAAAACCAAAAGTGGTTACTACCTAACTGCAAACAAGAAGTTTGTTAAGAAAATCTAGTTTGATGCCCTCGCGTTTGCGGGGGTATTTTTTTGTATAAAAAGGATACTTTTGTGATACGTTGAAAGTTAGCAAATAAGTTACTATAAAATTAACGGTATTTTGTAATATTAAAATTTCCTAATCTGCTGAAATCCGCTTCATTAAATTGGCTATATATCAATAGATGCGAAGGATATAAGCACGAATGTTCTTTTTTTGCATTGTAATTATATTTCATTGGTTACATAGGTATTTTAATTATGTTAAACCGAGGGGGTTGGCTTGTAATCATTAACATAATATGATAAATTGACTGAAGATGGTTATAATATATATATAAGGACGATTGCTATGGAGATGATTGCTTATCATGGTACCAGAAAAGAAGACGCAGAGAGTATTCGGGAAAATGGATTCATTTTTACTAAATATACAACTAATTGTAAGAATGTTCCAGGAGATTTAGGTTGTGGGGTATATGCATATAAAAAAGAAAGTTATTACGATGCAGCTTCAAATGCAAATAAGATTGCGGAAAAATACAAACCGGGTAAAGAACATCAAGTATTAGAAGTGATAATTAATTGCCCAGAAAACAGTTTGTTAGATCTTGATGAAGAGCACAACGAAAACAAATTAAATGATTATATGAATTCTGCAATTCAATATATACATAAAAATTATGATGCCATAAAAACTAGAGACAACAAAAGAGGAAGCTTGGATGGTATAGCTATTGAATTATTTTTGAAAAGACATAGTTTACAACCAAAAGTGATAAAAAAGAAAACATATACTAAATTTGATGATAAAATGAAAATTTCCAATATAAGAAATGGAACAGAATTGTGTATCAAGGATAAAGAAGTAGTAGCAAGTATTAAATAAGGACGAAGTAAAAATACGAAGATGAGGACTGATTATGATGAGCATGAATTTAAGAGACCTTGTTGATGATAATGAAAATTATATGACACATGATGAAGCGGAGAAAATGTTTATTCAAGCTGGATATATTCTAATCCCAAAATCTAATTTTAATATTTCGTATACATCAAAAGATAATTCAAAATTACCAAATGATAAAACAAAAGAAAAATATAGTTATACAAGTGACATTGATAAATCTAATAAAAAAATTAAATCTAATGTAAACACAAAGGCGGCATAGATATGGCAGCAATAACATTCGAAGATTATTTTATTGAAGAGGCTAAGTATAGTAGAAATAAACATTTTAACCCAGATACAACTGATATTAATTTAGGTACAGAATTTAGTGCGAAAATTAACGCTAGCAATAAAGAAGCATTGGTTGCTTTGAACGTTGTCGTAGGTAGTTTGGAAGACGATAATCAACCGTTTTTCATAGAGGCAAGTATCAAAGGTATATTTACTTTTGAAGATGATGAGGCACAAGGAATTAGTTTTGATAGCTATTTAAAGAACAACTCCGTAGCTATTTTATACCCCTATATAAGGTCTTTGGTTTCTGATTTGACAAGTCGTTCTAACCAATTTCCAGCGTTTTATTTACCAGTTATTAATATTGCTATGTATTTGGAAAAAGATGGAAGAATAGAATTCAATAAAAACTAACCAACCCTAACCTCACCGTTAGGGCTTTTTTTATGCAAAAAACGCCAAGCATGTGCTTAGCGTGCATCATTTATCCTTAATCATTCCCTTATGATTAATTTTTCCCTCTATAATTAATTTTTCCAGTTCTTCCAAATCTTCCAACGTAGCTTTATTCTTTATAAAAGAACGCGCAGCTGAACGAGATTTTAAATAGTTTGCATGTTCTTTGTTCTTGCTTTGCCATTCCTTATTTGCTTTTAATTGTGCATCAGATGTTGTTTTTTCTGTCATGATAAATCACTTCCTATTTTTTATTAAATACACTAAACAAGCTAATGTAGTCAGTATAGCAATGATAGTTAATGCTGTGTTCTGAAAGTAACTAGCGAGTCCGTTAACGCATATAACAATTAATATAACCCAGATATATTTATTCATAATTTATGAAAGACGTGATATACTTTTAATAGAGGGAGGGGAGTTTCACCCCTCTGGTTACTTGTCCTTGTTTTTATCTTTCTTGCGTAATGTTATCAGCGCTACTGCAAGAGTGATAATTTCGAGGACTGTTTTTATCGACTATGAAAAACAGATAGTTCAACTACAACGTTTTGACGAGCGCATATTTGATATTAATATAGAAGATATTGTTTTTTGCGAGGTTATGATATGAGAGTATATTCATTTAATGATTTTAAATATATTTGTTATGTTGAGGGGAAGGAAGGAAGGGGCAGTAAAAAAATTATTCAGCGGACTAGCCTCAGAAAAAGTACTAAATAAGTATGTCAAAGAATATGAAGTATCTGATATATACAGTATTTACAGAACAGTAATACCAAATAAAAAGCCCTGACACATTTGCCGGGGCTCATTTTTTATTGAATTTCTTTTCCATTTATATTTAATTGAACAATACGCATAGAACCTGTCATACCAACAATATTATCAACTTTAAAGTCAGAAGCTTGGTATCCATCGCCAGTGAGCGTTCCCCAAATTTCTACATTATCGCCAACAGCCGCGTCAAAGTCTTCGGAAAAAACAGGCATTACATAACCGACGTCATTTTTTACAAGCCATGCGGACTCTCCATCGACCTGTAATTTTTGTATTATTTCACCAGAAAAATGGTATCTTTGCCCTGTAATATTTGTTGTATCGTTATTGTATAAAATTTTCCCTGCGGTAGCTGTATACCTTTCACTGCCTTGCTCTGCCTCGTCTTTAAATGAGACATTCTCTGATTCTTTCTTGTCTTCTTTATCACTCCCCGTCAACGTAACAGTTTCCACCTTATTCAATACGCCATTTTTAATAAACTGTCCATCGAAAGTTTTGTCGGCTTCTTTTATTTTTTCTTGCACTTTTTTACTTTGCTCTTCAAGCGGCAATGTTGTATATGTAAGTGTGTAATTGCCCGGCTTAACGTCCTCAAAAGTTCCTTTAATGCCGCCCAGAACACCAATTTCACCGGTTTGTTTTTCTAAAGTGGTACCATCCTCGGATTTTTCCGAGATTTCGAATAACATACCGCTTGGTAAATCTGTGTCAATATTCGCTTTAATAGTGTTATCGCTTGTCTTTGTCTTTTCTTTAATCTCGTCGCCATAGCGTTCTGTTTTTTTAGCGTTTTCTGTGTTAGATTGAGCATTACAGCCAACAAGCAATATAGCGCTAATTAGCAGCATTAAAGCTATAACTCCCTTTTTCAAATAAATTCCTCATTTCTTTTTCGTTTTCATTTTTATAAATTCTATATACTTCATTATATCATTGTAGTTTTCGTCTGTAAAAGCACTTTCACTTAACAACGCTAATACTTTTGCAGCATCCGTAATATTTTGCGTGTCATCAACCAGATACGAAACGGGCACATGAAAATAGTCAGCAATTAGTTTTACTTTGCTTATGCCTGGATCTACAACGCGCCACCTGCGAATGGAGCCGCGAGCAATGCCCAGATTTTCTTCAAGTACTGTAATAGAAAGTTTTTGCGCCTCAGCAAGCGCCTCAATTTTATCTACTAACAAATAAATTCACCTCACCAATGATAGCTCTGTATTGTTTGTTCATATATAGTACGTTCATATAATTCAAGTCTTTTTTTCGCTAATTTTTTAGAAACATTAAATTTTTGCATAACATAATAAAGTACTTCCGCACGAGTTTTCTCATAGTCGACTTTGCGCAGTAGGTGAAGCGGAACAAGGAACCTTTCCGCAAAATTGTCCGCTTGTTTTTCTTGATAGTCAATGTAAACCTGTCGACTTTTAAACTGATTCCCCGCGTGTAACATAAAGTGCCCAAGCTCGTGCGCAAAGTCATATAACTGTTCTTGCTGCGTTTTACTTTCGTTAAGTATTATATAGTAAGTTCCTTCATAATAACCGTGAAAACTAGCTTCATCCGCGTATCTCAATATAAGGTTTAACTTTGCGCAGACGTTATGCGGTAATACGTTTCCGGCTTCTATCTCTAGTTTTTCATAAATTCTGTAAATCATATCATCTAAGTAATTCATATAATCCCACCTTCGTAATTAATAACAGAACACTTGTTCTTATTTTAATACGAAACAGAGATTTTAGCAATAAAATCAATTAGTCATTTTTATGTTCTTGTTTTAGCACTTCCCAAATTCCGCGCAGTTGGCGAAGGCGCTCTTCGGGGCTGTCGGCTAATTCACGCATGAATAACTGCAGTTCAGGGTCGTCTTGAAAAGCTTCGAATTCAGCGTCAGACCCACGCCCAAGCAAATAATCGACAGAAACATCGAAAAAATCGGCAACTTTTTGAATTTTATCAATTGAGGGCTTATTAGTATCCCACCGATATATAGTACTATTTTTCAATTCTGTTCGACGTTCTAATTCTGCGATGGTAATTTTATGTGCAGAACAAAGTTTTTTAATACGCTCAACAATAGTCATGTCAACAATCCTCACTATTCACACGAAATTATACCTGTAAATTTACATAAAATAGTTGACAATCTGTAAATTTGCAGTTAAACTAAGTGTAGTTAATATGAATGGCACAAAAATACTTAAATGAAAATGTTGGGGAACATCTTTTTAAATCATTTGTGTGTCGCTCTGTACTTACATATTAGCAAATTTACAGTTTATAGTCAATAGTTGTCGTGAAATATGCGGCTTAAGTCGTAAAGGAGGGAGGCATTGAGAAGTACATTTACTAAGATACAAAATAATGTAATTGAAGATGAGCGTTTAAATTTACAAGACTTAGCGCTATACTTAGCACTTTGTAAATTCGCAAATAACAAAACTCAACAATGTTATCCGAGCAAAAAATCATTACTGAAAGTTTCACGCATAAGTGACAAGTCGTTCAGGAAGGCGCTAAAACATCTTATAGAATACGGATATGTAAAAGTTGAAACCCGCCTAAGCACTGACGGGAAGCAATTATCTAACATGTATACCCTGGTAAATATGCCATAGTGGGGGTGGTAAAAACACCATGGTATCCCTGGTAAATATACCATACGAACTATACTTCATTATAACTAGACTCTATTATAACTAGACTTCAAAGTACACCGCGCTAACGCACGGTCATACCTTTTAAAACAAAAATCTCTTCTAGAAAGGAATGGCGTCATGAATAACTACAATAATATAATGCTAGAACTTGATAAAGATAGTACTTATATAACGCTGATTTTTAAAGAAAATAAGGCTTTTATGAAAATGCTCGGGGGCGCTGATAGTAGAAAATATTTAGCAGCAAAAGCTGAAACAAACCGCTACGTAGCCGACGCCATGTTTGCGGCGGGAAAGCGGGCCGCTTATGAATGAAAATGAATGCTACTATGCTGCAAACCTAATCACATTCTACGCGGGGCAAGAGCTTATAGGTGTTAAAGTTGAAACACAAGACGACTTGCAGAAGTTAACACATTGCATAAAAGATAGTCTTACATCTCTGGCAGTAATAAACGAACGGCTAAACGAAATTGCCCTTGAAAATTTTTGCAGGGAATTCGACGTAGAATATTCGAGCCAAAGGAGCGGTGCAAAATGAGTTTTATCGCATTAGTATTTTTAACATTTGCAGTTTTCGCATTACTATGCACGAGAGGAGCGCATAAAAATGACGTATAAGTTGAGCGATCAGGAAACGGTTATACATTATCAGCATGATACAGGCGAATGGCGTTTATACACAAATGTACGAAAGCATATTAATAAATACAAAAGCTTAGTGAAAAATCCCCGGTTGGTACAGGAAAATGAACGCATAATTTCGTTAGAAGGCGAACTTCCCGACGTAGTTGTGTCGGTGTATAAAAAACGCAAATTAGACGAAAAAACCCGCAAGGCGATGGGAGAAAAATTAAAAGCGAATCGAGGTCAGTAAAATGGAAATTAATTTAATGCGGTTAGAAACACGAACTTACAATATAAACGCAGAAGCATTATATAAGATTTTAAAAAAATATTACGAAACTTTTGTACCCCACGGTTGTAGCATACACCTTGAAGGCGGTCGAGCTGTAATAAGAGATAGTTATGAGCGCAGTTCTTGCACAGTAGAACAATATGAAATGTTGAACGCATTGAATAACTTTCTCAACCACCTTAAATCGGAGGTAGAATATGAAAAACAAAGACATTTCTGATTGGAATACGAAGGATTTCACCAAATACCTTCAAGAAGAACATTTGCGCCGATATGGTATTGAATACCAGCCGTTTGGCAAGTGGGCGGTAGAGCAGGGGCATGTTGGGCGCATAATCGGCACCGCAAAAAAAGAGGGCACACATTCAAAAGAATTTTTAAAAGACTTCATTGACGCCTGTTTTAATGAATATAAACCGACTGCGCTGTATCCCGGAATTAGCTTCGGCTTCATGTTGACTTATAAAAAGCAAACTTGGCAGCGTGTAGAGCTGGCATATCTTAAGAAGGCAAGCGTTGCGACTGCGGAGTCGCCCGCGGATTGGGACGAGGTGGCAAAATGGCTCTAAAATCCTTTAAACAGCTCGATAAGCTTAGCCCAACGAGCACCGTAAAAGTGCTGCTTGAGTCACGCGAAAAGGTCGCAAATGTGCCCGCGGATTATAGGTTCGCTACTTTAAGCGATAGTATTATGCGCAACGCTCAACCGGAAATTTATGCGCTACTTGAACGATATGTTACAACGTTTAGCCAGCGGGGGCACCAAGTAAAATCGCTTTACTTGTGGTCGCAAGCGCCGGGTACAGGCAAAACGACCACCGCAAGCGCATTATTAAATGAATATATAATTGCGGCTGTCAACTCGCACATAAGCGATGGCGTGCGCCCGCCTGAACAACCTGCTTATTTTCTAGACGTCAACGAACTGCAAACATTATATAACGAATTTGCTCGACCTCATGTGCCACCAGAAATTGCAGAACGGTCGGCAAGTCATTATTATGCAAAAGTACAAGCGGCCAAAAAAGCAATGTTCACCGTTTTTGACGACATAGGCGTGCGGTCTGCAACGGACGGGTTTCGAGGCGATTTACATAATATTATAAACGAACGCGTCGCAAATAATCGACCTTCGATTTATACATCGAATTTGGCTATCGAAGAAATGACGCATGTATTCGACGCGAGATTATTTGACAGAATGCGCGATCAGTGCCAAGCGGTCCACTTCGCTGGCGAGTCGCAAAGGGGGAAACGCTAAATTGAACGCTAAAAATAAGAAAAAAAGAACGGAAATAATAAAGCAATTATGTATTGCAGAAGACAACGAAAATAACGCGGAAATTAAGCGTTTAGGAATTGCGTTAATGAGCTTAGAGGACCCCGACGAATTCGATGAACTCCACGACAATACAAGACGCCGAGTTGAATTGACAGTTGACGAGTACCTTGACTACCGCGAAATTTTTACCGACCAGCAAATTGCGGATATTTGCGGGGTGCACGAAAAAACGTTGTATCTATTTCGAAAAAGAAATGGATTAGTAATTCCACGAAAGGAGCATATGAACAAATGAAAAAACACGAAAATTTAGTATTAGGATACTTATTTTTAGCACAAACTACTTTGTTTGTCAGAGTAATCAGCTTCTTGCTGTTAGGTCTTATTTTACTTACGAAATGAGGGTTAAAGAATGAACGTAGAAAATCCGCTAATAGTTGATGATTTTTGGGACGATGGATTTCGACATTGAAGGAAATAATTTAAGTGAAATGGAGACCTACAAAATGATAAATAAAGTCATTTGCTTTACTATTGCCGCTCTCAACTCTCGAAACTGAGAAACGAGCAAATATATTCGAACAATATAGCAACAAGTTAGCAATATTGATATTCAAGAAACGTATCAAATTTTTAGGACATACAACATCATTCAATAGAGGCTGTTGCTGGATATGCTATAACATTTCAGCGTTGGAAGATAAGCGAATTCAATGGGTTTAGAGGAGTGAGAGCATGACAGAATACGCCCTCTACAAAGGCGACGATCTGTTGAAAATCGGTACATTAGACGAATTAGCAGAGTTTAGAAAAGTAAAGCGTGAAACTATATTTTTCTACGCTACTCCGACTTATCGAAAAAGAACGTCAGATAAGGGTTTGCGAGTGATAAAACTGGATTAGGAGGAAGCGGAATGACAAAAGATGGTACAAAAGAAGCTCTTGCAGAGGTAGGGGTTACTCGAAAAAATCGACTGCTAAGAAAGATATGTCGGCATAAGGATAAAGAGATATTTAAGGATACATCCTATGACGGGATACAAGGTGAAAGGCGTGTGGTGGTTTGCAGAAATTGTGGAGAATTAGTTTCTGATTTTATTGCAAAATATGAGGGTGGCGGCTTTAAATGAATATAATCAAAAAAGGTGACCGAGTTCAGACTGTAACGGATACAGAGTGCAATAGGGCGGAGAGAAGGAGGAAGCAGAATGAATCAAGCAGAACTAGATGTCGTTATAGAAAAGCATGAGAAATGGTTACGTGATGGATATGGAGAACGTGCAAATTTAAGAGGTGCAAATTTAAGTTATGCAGATTTAAGTTGTGCAAATTTAAGA